ATGGAGGCAGCCGATAAAAATTTTAACAAAAAAGGTAGACGGCAAGCCATCTACCTTGTGTTTTTGGTGCCTCCTGCGCGATTCGAACGCGCGACCTGCGGTTTAGAAGTTATGTTTTCTACCGCTCATTATGTTTCGTTACGCTCAATAAATGCCGTTACGACCTGCAAAAACAAGTTTTTGTCCGGTGTGTATAGTAAAACAATCCATACAGTTTGGAGGCGGTTTGGAGGCAGCGCCTCCAACCAACTTGTTGCACGTTAAGGAGAAACGGCATGAATATCTCAGTCAGATTGCGTGGCAAGGTTTGGCAGGCAAGGGTGAGGTACCGTGGAGCAGATGGGCTTATCCATGAGAAGCATCATTCTTTGAGTGCTCCATCGGATAAAACTGGTCGAGGAAAAAAGACCGCCATGCTTGAGGCTGAGAAATGGGTTAAGGATGCGGGTTTTGTTGAGATTGTTGAACAGAGTCAAGCAACAAGGCTTGATTGTTCGGCGTACACATACTGTCTCAATTACTTTAAGAGCCTTGTGGCCACGCAGCAAATAGAACGCCGTACCTATACGTCTTACAAGAATAGTATTCGATACATAGATCTCTTCTTTGGTGAGAAACGCTTACAGGACCTTACTATTACAGACGTTGAGATGTATGTGTCCTGGCTTTATGACTCCAACTACTCAGCAAACACCATTAAGAAAGCTTTTAATGGCTTACGTCAATGTACACGCCATGCCGTAGCGATTAGAGATCTGCAATATGACCCTTGTGTGTCAATCAAGGCTCCTAGGGGCCAGCTTGCGACGCCAAATCCTTTGGACGAACCTTCCCGCAAGAAGCTTCAAGTTATGCTTGCTGCTCTAGAGCTTTCTCCCATGGTTATTGCAACGTATTTGGCGTACTTTACTGGTATGAGACGTGAGGAGTGCTGCGGGCTTCAGTGGAAGGATATAAAGCTCAAAGCTGAGGACGTCACAGCACACCTATGCCGCGCTATTTCGTATGATGGCGGTAAGACCTACATTAAAGGCTTAAAGAACGGTAAAACCAGAACGGTACCTGTCCCAGCACCACTCGTAGACATTCTTAAGCAATGGCGTTCTAAATACATCGAGGACTGTATGTTGATGGGAATTGCGTTTAATGAAGAAATGTATGTCCTTGGAGACTTCTCAGGAGAGTATCTCAGGCCAGAGCGAGTCACAGCTTGGTGGAAGAGACACTCGGAAGAATGGGGGCTTCTAGGCACGCAGGGGAGAAGACCAGTCTTTCACGATCTACGTCACACGTATGCAACGATTGCAGTCAGGACCATGGATATCAAGAGTGCTCAAGATATTCTTGGACATAGTGACATTAATATGACGATGCGCTATGCAGATACAGACATGCAGCAGATTCAAAGAGCTGGCAGGGTTATCGGAGAAGCCCTCAATGATGTGCATAAAGATGGTGCGGAAGTTCTGCAGCTACGTCGAGCGATATAAAAAGAGGGGCTTATTGCCCCTCTTTTTTACTCCAACGTTTTGAAATAACTTCGTAGGTTATTCCAATTCGTTTTATTGTCATGCAAGTTACAAGAACAAGATTTAATGAAAGGGCAATTGCTAAACCTGCGAATAGATCCCCTATCAATGTGTTGTATGTTGATACAAGTGGCTTTACAACTATAAATGCTGCCGAGGTGAACCCTGCAACGACAGCCCAAAGAGTACAATAAAAAATCTCATCAATTACTTTTAACTCTCTTCCTTCAGGTTTAATTTCTTTTTGTGCGATTAATTGCATCCTGAGCTGGTAAACCATTACAACGACGGCGAAAATTAACGAAGAGGTAATTGATACCCATGTTAGGAGTCCCTGAAGAGCTTCATCGAGAGAGCTATGTAGCTTATCTGCGTTGATGGTAATTACAACAGCGATGATAATTGGTGTAATAATCTGACAAAAAACGTCAAATTTAGATATCTTCTTTTCGTCACCTTGGTGGAGTGATGCAATATAGTTTTTGGCCACATAACATAAACTAATTTTGCTCATTTCTCCTCCTCATGTCGAACATTCGTTCTTTGTTGTAACTATTCTACAATATTGAGCGTCCTAATCTGTTTGAAATGTCTTCTACCTTTTCTGCGCATCTTTTAACAAATTCATCATCACTTAAAGGTCTATCACCATTGCAGTTCAATAGCTCAACGATTCTCATATCAAAATCATCATTCAGTTTGAATTTCTTTGTTCGTCCAACGTTATTTTTTATTTGGACCTCAACAACAGTGTCCTCGTCGTCAAAAAGACTTTCTTCATATCCGACCAATGTTTTTCTTCTTGAGTCAATAGATCTAATCGCGTCGAGTATCTCCATTGGAAATGGTCTGTTCTTTTTATGTCCATACGTCAACATGACATAGTCGCTTTCTTTAATTAAGCTTTCAGATATGTCATTTTGTTTGATGTAATGTTTGATAGAAATTTGCTCGACAGATTTAAATGCGTCTTCTGCTTCTTTTTCTGTAACTGCTTCATATTTCATAGTTACGTGTGGAGCGGCTTGTCTTAGGTAGTTCGCAAATTCTCGTGGAACAATGGTATCTCCAGCAGATGATAAAGCATGTTCAACGCAAAGGATTGCATATGTATCACCCGTGTTTTCAACGGATAAATAAACGCGAGTTCCGACTAATGCCGCTTGTTCGGCGTTAATGTTTCCTACATTTTTATCAGTAGATGGCTCATAGATAACACGATCTTCGCCAGCAAGGCCAGATTCAATTGACGCGAGAATATATTTTTCTGAGGCAATTTCAATCTTATGAAATTTAAAAACTTTAACGTTTTCATTTTCTAATCTTGGGATGATTCTGGAATTAAGAAATTTTGAAAAGTGTGTAAGGATGTCTGACCCATATAAATCGTATATGCTACAGACTTCATCAGGGTGCCTTCTCTTGTTGAACATAAATTTGTAAACAACAAGAGTTCTTTCAGCATAAACAGCCATTTCCCAAACCCTTTCACAATTCCTTCAAACTTTTATATATCAGACTCAGTTTTTGTCCGGTGTTAACACTAGATTGAAACGTGCGTTCCTTGAGAATTAAACATGTCTTTAGATTTCAAATCCGAATGGAACCAAGTACCATACAACTTCACCAATAATCGAAACTGATTGTGTGCCAATCTCGTTAAAGTCGAATATTTGTGACCTAAATGTAGGATCTATGCTGTCTGGGATGAGCTCGTAGCCGTTTGATAATGGCTTTACGCGTTGAATGGTTGCATTAAAGCCATTTACACACACTGCATAAGCCTTCATAGGCTCAGTTGCTTCCCTGCGAGGATTGATAAGTGCGTAGCATCCATTTGGCAGCACGCGGTTCATAGAGTCATCAGCAACTTTTAAAAGAAAAGCCTGTGGATATTTATTATGAATCTCTGCCGGGATATCGTATGTCTTATCGACGTCAATCATTTCAATGGAAGTGCCTGCAGCGATTGAGTCTAAGAGCGGGACTGGAACCATATCAGAAGCTTCTGATAATTCTGGTTTACTAGACATTCCAAGAAGATACGCCAAACTTACATTCAAAATTTCAGACATTTCAATCATCTTATCCATGCGGATATTAACTTGATTAGTCTCATATCTTTGGATTGTTTGCTGAGTAGTCCTCATTTTCTCGGCTAGTTCAGCTTGTGTAATATTTCTAAGCTTACGTGCTTCAGCAATTTGGTATTTCATTACCGCTCACCTTCAGTTACACGCATTGTATTGTCTTCATAATAATTACACACTTTTTGTGTTGTATCAAACACTTTTTGTGTGTATTATCTACATCATTAACACACAGAATTTGTGTATTTGAAAGGAGGTGCTAAAGATGAGAATGAATATGAAGGCTGAAAGAGCAAGATGCGGTCTATCTGCAAGTGAGGCCGCCAAAAGAATCGGCGTCTCAACAAACACTCTTTTACGCTGGGAATCTGGTGAGAATGCCCCTCTTTCAGAAAACCTTATGAAACTTGCGAGGCTTTATAACTGCACACCTGATTACTTACTCGGTGTGGGTAATTTCAGAACACGAATCACATGTTAAGCGAATAAACACTTCTTAGAATCACGTTCTTTGTAAAAGGAATAGACGCAAATCGTCCCAGGGAAACTTACAAAAGCTTGCTTGTATTTTGAGTTTTACGAGTACCTGGAGAAATAAAGCTTAGCCGTGAATAGTAGCGGTAAAAACGTTGCATGGTCATTGCGTTAACCATGTAGGGTCTTGTGACTCGCTACGTCAAGGGACTTTAGACGTACAGAGCGGGCATAGACGCTTTGATTCTATGTAAAGTCCTGCAGAAGTTTGCTCTTTCGTTATTAAAACAAAGAGCTCTATTCTCTATGGAGATCTGAGAAAAATGCCAATACCTCAAAATACAGACTCGGCATGGTCGTATCACTGGGAGCCTAAAATCGAGCATAAGCTCGAACCAGAAAAAGCCAAGGCACCACATACCACAATATCTCACGTTGAGGGAGCATCACTTATAAAGAGTTGTTTTAACGATGCTTATTACGTTATGGAAGACGGTGGGAACCTGTGGTTTCTTGGTAGTTTTGAAACAGCTCAAGAAGCAAGCGGAGCTTTTAAAAGATGGGCAAAATGCCATTAGAAAAAACAGCCGCTTACTTGAAAATCGCTACAAGCAAAGACACTAGGGCGATAACAACAGAGGCGATTGAGACACGTCGCGAAAACCAAGTTTCTTTTCTTGCGTCTTCAACGTATCCCTTAAATGCTTCGTTTTGAGCTTTCAAAACGCGAGCTTGCTCTTTTAAGACATCCAGCAATTCGCTAATTCTCAACTGCTCATCAAGTGGGGTTGGCTTAAAAGTGTCAGCAACTCTTAATGTAGATAGATCTTGAGTGCGGGCTTGCATGTCTTCCTGTTTTTGTTTTAACACCTCGTCAATATTAGGAATATCTTCAAAGGGGGTGTGAACCTTGGGAAATCTTAAAGATTTAGCAACTTTAATAGCTTCCTTTTGGATGGAGCTTAAATCATCCATTAAAAAACATCCAATCCGTATGCTTTCTTGCTTGGTTTCGGTTCTGTCTTTTACTTTTTCAGTTTATAGCATTTTTGCTGGCTCTGTGGTGATTTGCATGGCTGCACTTACTTTTGCAGTATGCGCTCTCGCTTTTGCGGGACTTATTGATTAACAAGATAAAAGTGCCCTCCTCACGGGACAACGTGGGAGAGCGTGTCCAAAACTTTAAGGAGTTGAAATGGACGATACAAGTATACAAGTTTTTAGCTCTCAACAGTTTGGAGAGCTAAGAGCTCTGAAAGATGTTGACGGTGAGCCATGGTTTATTGCTCAAGATGTGTGTAGAGCCCTTGGGACTGACGTTAAAGATGTCCGGTCAGTTCTTGAATGTGATGAAGTTTCAAACCTCGATACTATCGAGGTTTATAAAAAGCCAGGGCGTTCGCCGCTCATTGTATCTGAAGCTGGTTTATATAACCTTGTGCTCAGAAGTCGTAAGCCAGAAGCAAAGCCGTTTCGGCGCTGGGTCACTCATGAAGTTCTTCCATCCATCAGACGCTCTGGCGGCTACATCGCCACAGACGGCTCTGAAAGCAATGAAGACCTTCTCGCTCGTGCGGTCCTAGTTGCTAATGAAGCTATTCAGCGCAAGGATGCGCAGCTAAAAGAACAACAACGTCAGCTCTATGAGAAGGATACGACCATCATCGAGCAGGGTGCCAGAATTGATGAGCTCGCGCCAAAAGCTGGCGTTTACGACACGGTTATTAGTGTCAAAGGCACAATGACAATCACGGACGCTGCACGCTATCTAGCACAATACGACCCTCTCATGAATCGCAAACGTCTCTTTGCACTTCTCCGTGCTGATGGAATGATTTGCCAAGGGAGCAATGCTCCAACCAGGCGAGGAATTGAGACAGGCAGATTCGTGCAGATCATGAGTACTCGTCGAGATGGTAAGTCAAATGAGCCTTATGCCAGGATGACTCAGAAAGGCTTTGACTGGTGCGTTAACGCTTACTGCACAGCTCCACTCGTTGATTAGCTCTTATGGAGAGCTTGCGAAACACTGAGCTAATAACCGTTGAACAGGCTTCTCAACTATTAGGCATACCCGTTTCCACGATGCGCAAGATGTGCGCTCGAGGGGAGGTGTATGCCAAGAAAGCCGGTAAACGATGGCTCATCAATAGAAGGATTCTCTTGAGCCTATATGGCTTACATTCTAAGGAATAACCCATGAAAAAAAGAATAATTCTTGTGGCTTTGTTGCCCTTGCTGGTCTACTTCACAGCTGACTGCCTGGGCATTTTTGAGCCGCACAATGTGGCATATCTGATGGCGTTTAGATATGCCTTGACCGCTTATGGACTTGTAGGAGCTTTAGCTGTATGGCTCAAGGATAAAGAGAAAGAGGTTTGCAATGCTGACTAGACAGGAACGTCAAGAAATTGCAGAGAGAGCTAAAGAGTGTAAGAAAGAAGATGAGCTTAGCTGGGACCAATTTTCATACGTTCTTCTAGGCATTCAAAGCTGGAGAAATGACGATGAGCTTTTAGACCGTATTGTTGAGCTTTGTGATACGTCAAACATGATTGGACTACCGCTCGACAAAGACGGCGAGGTTATCCGTATTCACGATGTTGTGTATGACAATACTGGAATGGAACGGGAAGTTAGCGAATTCAGATTCCCGTTCTATGGTGCTTGTATTTATGCTCGTACCGACGATGACCGTTCCACGTTTCGTCCAGACGAACTCGCTCACAAAAAACAAGTAACAATCAAGTCACTTGTTGAAGAATTGAGAAGCACTCTGTGTGCAGCTTATATTAGCGGTAGAGAATGCGAAAAGATACTGCACATCGCCGACCAGCTAGAGAGGCTAGGTGATAGCGATGACTAACCGTGAAGAGGTAGCAGCAAGGCTGCGTGAAGTTGGTGAAGACAACAATGATTGGTCTATGGGTGTTAATGCTGCATTTTTCAAAATTGACGATATTATCGGCGCACAATATAAGTCATATGGATTCTTCTTTAGCCGTCTAGCTGACCTTATCGACCCTACGTGTAAGCCGGTTGAAGTTGACAACAACATCGTCTGTTCCGAGTGCGGAGCTGACCTGTATGACGATGACTTGTATTGTCCTCATTGCGGCGCAAGGGTGGTGCGTAATGAAATATCGTAAGAAGCCTGTAGTAATTGAGGCCGTGCAGTACACATCTGATATGACACCACCTCAATGGTTAGTTGATGCACAGGCAGCAGGTATTTTCTGTCAAACAAGAGATACAGATGGAGATACCTGCTGGTGTATCAAGACCTTTGAGGGCGAGATGGTAATAAGCCCTAATGACTGGATTATTAAAGGTGTCAAAGGCGAACTTTATCCATGTAAGCCAGATGTCTTTGAACAAATATACGAGCCAGAGGAGTAATAATGGATCCCGTAGACACGTCTGTTGACCTTATTGAACGGTATGCTCAATTGGCATATTTGAGCAATTGTAAATGCCTCGGCTCTGATATTAAGGGCAAACGAGTGTATCTTTCTGGGCCAATTACTAACGTGAAGAATTACAAAGGCTTGTTTATGTTTGTTGAAGAGCTTGCTGCGCTTGACGATGCTGAGCAGATCTATAACCCCGCTGCGCAGATTCCTGCAAGCTCTAGCTGGGAACAGGCAATGCATCGATGCCTTTCAGAAATTACTAATTACGACACAGTAGTACTGCTGCCTGGTTGGAATGCCTCTCGTGGAGCAAGACTTGAGAGTGATGTTGCACTTGCCTGTGGAATACATGTGGTTAATCTCAGTGAAAACAAGATTACTTATGGCCTTTATAACTCGCTTAAAGAGACCCTTGAAAAACTCTTATAAGCAACCTTACAGACAGAAAGGAGGTCCATATGGGTGTTGCAGATATTGCTGTTCTAGTTTTCTGTATTCTCGCTGGTATTGCTTTTGCTTTTAGCGATTAAATTTTTATTTATTTTTAATTCCCCATTTTTAACAACCAAATAGAAAGGCTTAAACCATGAAGAAGATTCTTCAATGGCTGGCTATCTGCGTCTTTGCAGTGCTGGTATTTGTCCCAGCATTTGCACAGGCTCAGACGGTACCGACCACAATTACCAGTTTCAAAGTCACCGACAAGAACAAGCAGGACTTAACCTCTGCATTCACGAACCAAGACATCTACCTAACAGCGTCTTGGCAAGCACAAGGCGAGGTTCACGAGGGCGACACGTTCTCGCTCGGCATTCCTGACGTTCTAGACTTCCCAGCAACAAACGCTGCAAGTTTCAACATCTATGCGCCAGACGGTGCTGTTATGGCAACGGCACAAGTTACACCAGGACGCGTCACGATCACTTACACGTCTTGGGTCGAAGGCAAAGACCATGTTCAAGGTACGTTATGGCTTGCCGCCCACGTTAAGGCTGACGCAGAGGCAGGCACAACCACGCTAAGGCTCATTGATGAAGCCACGGGACAGGTTGTCGAGACCAGCTTTAAGACACGCCACTACGGCATTATCCAGCACGAAGTCATTGCGAAGTGGGGCGTCAAAACCGACCACGGAACAGTAGAGTGGTCAGTACGACTCAACCACGCAGCGGAGTCGCTCACTAACGTTGTACTGGTTGACACCGCGCAAGAAGGTACACGCATTATTCCTGGCTCATTTAGGCTCTACCGTGTCCACATGGACGCATACAGCAACATCGACCCTGCAAGCTGGGTTCGTATCAACGTTCCCGAGCCAGTTATTAACGGCAGCGGCTTCACTTGGGACTTGTCGAGCGTTGACTTCCAAGGCAACCAGTACTTCTTGTATTACGAGACAGAGGAAACAGAGACGACCTCGAACACAATCCAGCTCAAGAGTCGCGAGACAACGCAGGGCTCACGCTATCAGTTTGTTAGCCAGGACAGCGGCGGAAATGGCAACGGAGACAATCGACCAGCCGAGCCAGTAGAGCCACAGCCACAGCCCGAACCCGAGACACCGCCAACCCCAACGCCTACACCTGAGCCAGTGCCAACACCACAGGATAGTGACCCAGAGCCACAGCCAAAGCCCGAGCCAGCTAAACCAGTGAAGAAAGCGAAGAAGGCTAAGAAAGCAGCTCTGCCAGCAACAGGTGATGACGCAGTCATTGCAGTTGCAGCTGGAGTTGGAGCAATCGCGCTTGCATTCATCATCGCAAGCAAGCTAGTCAGAAAGGAGCAGTAATGGTTACAGAAGCAGAAGACAGAGAACGTCTTGAGAAGATGACGATGAAGGAGATCAAGGCAGTTGCTAAGGACGAGGGTATCTCGCTGGGATACGACACAGCACGAAAAGCGAATGCGATTGGCTTGCTTCTTGAGTGGAGATGCTTTAAATGCTGCTATATGAAGAGGTACTAATGAAAAAACAACAACGTACTGCTGACGTGGTTTTTATTCGTGACATGGTTAATGAAGTACGTAACCATCAGAACTTCATGAGCCGCGCTCTCATATGCAATGATTTAGCTGCCTTTCTTTACAGACTTAGTTTGTCAGAGAAGTGCTTAACAACATTGCTAGACGTGCTTGACAAAGACATCGAACACCTCAAAAAAGACGAAGAATCACAAGGCGGCAAATAATGAATCGCTCTATAAAAGTTCGTCTGAATTCAAATGGAATTTGGTGCTGTCGAATTTACTTGGGAAGAAACCTCAATGGTAAAATTATTCAGCCTTATGCGAGTTTTCCTGCAGCTAAAACGCAAAAAGAAGCTGAAGAATTAGCCAATATGTGGGCTTCACATATTACGTCTGACGGTAAAGTCAAAAGTACTCAGCTTACTGATTTGCTTCTTGAGTACGTGTCAATTAAGCAAAGGAACGGCGCGAGCCCTAACACTACAAGACAGCATGAAGGCTTTATCAGAAACCACATCAATGGAAGGCTTGGCAAAGAGGATGTAAGAAGTATTACATCCTCTTTATTTACCTCATTTGAGCAGGACCTATTGAAGAAGGGGCTGTCTCGAAACAGCGTAATTAACCTGCATCAGTTCTTGAGAGGTGCTTACAATTACTTTGTTTCCGCTGGAATATGTGACTACAACCCGCTTATCAACGTTGCCAAGCCATCCAGGGAAGTACATGAGGCAGTATCCATTGAAGAATGGGGTTTTGCTGGAATAAACACTCTTATCAATTCCAGGATTACTACAGCCATTCAAGAGAATGAGTTTAATTCCCGTGTGGTTTGTTCCTTTGCTGCCTGGCTTTCGTTGGTGACTGGTATGCGCTGCGGTGAGGTCTGTGCTATTAGATACAGTGATGTAAATATGCTATATAAGCATATTCATGTATCCGGTACTGTCATTGAAGAGTCTTACAGGAAGCCATACAGACGAGAGTCCACTAAGGGCAAGAGATCAAGAAACATAGCCATTACCGATTCGGACATTAGCTTTATTAGCGACTACATGAAGCTTCAGAAAGCCCATATTGCCTTTGTAGAGTCTTCTACACCACTGATTAGTCTTGACGGCTCTTATATGCGACCTACGAGCGTTTCGAGGTCATTTACACGCATGAGACGCACTCTTCAGTTACCTCAAGGCATCACGTTCCACTCACTCAGACACACTCACGCATCTTGGTGTTTAGCAAGTGGCGTTGACTTAAAGACTTTGTCAGAACGTCTTGGCCATGTTGACCCAGCAACGACATTGAGAATCTATTCCCATTTGCTTCCTGGACGTGATAGGGGAGCGGCAGAAGCGTTTGGAGACGCTCTTAGGGCCATTGAACAAAGAGAGTTCTAATCGCTCCATGCCTTAAACGCTTGTTGCAATTTGTTGCAATCGGCAATTTTCATTCAAGTTGAATTCTACAAAAAACGTTCATTCAACTTGGAAATTCTATTTATCCCTTAGTGAGTGCTAGATAAGAAGTAATTATCAGACAATTAAAGAAAGGCAGATATTAGCATGGCTATTAGTAAAGTTACAAAGGATCTACGCAGACTGCTTGATGCTCAAAATATTCCTTGGGAAGATCATTCTGGATTTAGTACTGAGCGGACTTGGATTCCTTTAGATGACGGGTCAATACTTTGCTGTATGTGCTCGTACTATATAACGCCAAGTGGAATTGAACATGGTGTCACGTCAGGATTTCCATTAAAGCTTGAGGTTTCTATTATTCATTCGATAGATGATTATGCGTTCGCGCCGGGCGCGGCTAAGACGCCAGAAGAGATTCTGGAGGTGCTTGGTAGACATGAAGCGGAGTAAGTACGTCCAAGAGTTGTGTGACGCCTTAGAGCTTTATGGGAAGACGTGGACTGACCGCAGCAACGCTTGTGTCGAGCACATCTACTTTAAGTCTCGTGGTAACTGGGTTTCAGTTTTATATGGAGATGATATTAGAGGCTTTCCGCATAAGTTTCTAGTTTGGGAAATGTCCAATTACTCGTATTCACCTCGTGTGATGGATGTAGAAAAAATAATCGATAAGTACTTTTAGGAGTGCAATATGTCAATTAACCACGTTAATATCTCCGGAAACCTTACAAGAGATCCGGAACTCCGCTCTACAGCAGGAGGAACAAATATCCTTTCGTTTGGTGTAGCCGTTAATGACCGTCGCAAGAACCCGCAAACAGGCAAATGGCAAGATGTTCCTAATTTCATTGATTGCATTGTTTTTGGTCAGCGTGCTGAAGCTCTTTCACGCTTTATCTCCAAGGGCGCAAAGGTCTCTATTGATGGCAAACTGCACTACAGCTCTTGGGAAACAAAGGACGGCCAGCGTCGCAGCAAACTAGAGGTTGTTGTAGGGGAGATTGAGTTTCTATCCAAGACTCAAACAACAGCTGCCACAACGCAGGGCCAACCTTCATTCACAGCACCACAGGCACCAGAAGAAGAGTTGTACGATTCGGACATTCCGTTCTAAAAACTAGTTAACTTATTTATTAGTTAGGTAGAGCCTTCGCAAAGGGGTCTTGGAGTCATCTGAGACCCCTAAATTGAAAAAATTAGGCTAAAAATTATGTAGATTTTGTTGGTAGCGCTCAATAAATTCCGTTACGCTCGATACGCTCATTATGCGAATTTCGATGTGCTATACTTGCTTCGCTTTTCTATCTAAAAGCGTAACGGTATAGCAGAAAGCAGCTTGCGAATTGCACGCAAAGCAATTTCGCAAAGCGGCGGAGAAAGGCTCGCAAGCGTACCGGTTGCGCACCCTCATATAAAAAATTAGAGGTTATTCCGCTCAACAATACAATAATGTTTATAAGTTGTAGAAAACTTGTATACATAATGTTGAAAACTCTCTATCAAGCCAGTTAAATCATATAATTTAAATAACTACTCTAACTAAACGTATCTACGTTTGGAGAATTATGGATTACAGTGGTTTGACCGCGTCAGAGTTCTTTCATGGTGTAGCAGAAGCATCAAGAGAGAATACAAGAGCATTGCAACAGATCATGAGCCTTCAAGAAACAGAGGGAGCAAAAGCTCAGTCATATTCAGCTGGTGGGAGTAAAGGCTCTAATCAAGACACAATGGCAAAAGTTGATAAACGCATAGATCTAGAAGCATTGTTGTCTAAAAGAATGAATGACAATTATGACTATATCAATGATGCTTACACGCTTCTGTACGGTGTGAGTCAACTCGGAGACGGTGGCATATGTCAACTAATGAGTAGCTCTATCTATGCTGATTTACTTCAATGGCGTTATCTTCAATGCCTGACTTGGAATGATGTATCTGAGAGACTTCTTACTCCTGTAAGGACGCTTCAGCAGTTAGAACGTGAAGTCTTTGAGACAATTGATGAGGAGAATTACATCGAAAAATTCTTGAAAAATAAATAATCTTTTTGGCTTTTATACTTGCAATATATATAGTATGTACTATAATAATAGATAGCAACAAGGGGAAAGGAGGTAAGTTGTTTGAAGCATTCCTTGTTACTGTCTTAGCAAACGTAATAAGTCATTTCATTATTTCAAGTTTGCAAAGAAAAAGGACTTCTCAAAGGCCAGGTAAGCATTTTAAGAAGTCCTAGACAGTCTCAAAGGGGGTTACGAAAGTAATCCCCTGCGAGAGGTGTATCTAGTATAGATGGAGGTCAAGATGATTACAATTAGTTTTGTTGGTCTTCTTGGAGCGATTGTTGCTGGTGCGGTTGTTGGTCAGCTCATAATCTTTCTGATTGAAAAGAGACAGCATGGCTGTAAGTAAAGCCCAAAAGAAAGCTACCGCTGCATATATCAAGCGTTCAGTGAAGATTAAACAGCTTAGGTTTTATCCTGGTGAGTATGAGCTTTATGAGTGGGTTAATAAGCAAGAGAAGCAAAATGCTTACATCAAAGAACTCATTCGTAAAGATATGGAGAACTCGAGAAATTAAGTTCTGCGTACTCTTGCGCACTCTTGCGCGGTGTTTTGTGATATTATGTACTGTAGCGATTTACGCAACAAAGGAACTAATAAGCGTTCTGGTTATAAGCCAGGGCGCTTTTTTGTTAGGCAGGTGAGTAAATGAGTTACAACATCAGACGCTCATATGCTAGAGATCAGTTGCGAAAGCAGATGATTGCAAGAGAAGAACCGTGTCACATTTGCGGTATGCCAATCGATTACTCGCTTCCTGCGGGTGACCCGATGAGCTTCGAGATGGATGAGGTTGTACCCGTTTCAAGGCTACCTCTTGAACAAAGACGGGCTGCCGCATGCGACCCAGAGAACGTTAAAGCGGCGCACCGCATATGCAACCAGAAGCGCGGTAACCGCATGATGGACGAGCTTAAGGGTAATGCACTACCTATTGTAAGAACGCGTCTGTGGTAGGGGGGTATGCCCTCCCACAGCCCCAAAAAGACGCCCCTTGGCATAGTCAGAATATAGCGAACCCTCAAATTTTCCACAGTGAAGTGAGCCTGAAAGGAGGTCTTGATGGCCAAGAAACTAGTTACTATTTGTAGAGAGGGCGGTCGGTATGACATCTATAAAGCACTGCAGATAACTATGGCAAAGAAGCTAGATGATTGTGAATCTGGCCGCGACTTTGCAGCCATTGTAAAGACATTCGTCCAGGTAGTTGACGAAGTCGACGCAATGGAAAAAGAGAAGTTGCTTGCAGCTAAAAAACCGAGTCCTGCTAAACGAGCCAGAAAGACATATCTCAAAGAGGTCTCGTGATGCCAAGGCGTAAAAAACGTGTTGGAAATCAAAAACCGACCTTTGAACGCATTGGAAAATATCATCATTCTGATGCAAAAGCTTGCATAAATATGTTTTCTCATTACGGGTTTAAGCTTGATGATGCGCAAAAATACGAGCTTGAACTTTATATGGCCAAAGACGCTAAAGGTATGCCAGCCGCTGAAACTATTGGTGCAGCCAAGCCACGACAAAATGGTAAATCGTTCGCCGCACGGCTCTACGGTATTTGGTGTGCGGCCATTTGTGGAATGGACGTTGTCTATTCAGCTCACAATGCAGATACCGTTGATGAGTTCTTTGATATGATCGTGAACCTTTTTACGGACGATGAGACATACCCGGACTTAGCTGAACTTCTTCTTAAGGCTTACAGACAGCCAGGAAAGCAATACTTGCTCTTTGATTGTGGGCATTACAAAAGCGGCAAACGCGCAATTGGAAGGCTTAAGTTCTCGACACGTACAACATCAAAGGCACGTGGAGGCACACGCTCACTCATTATTATTGACGAGGCACAGGAGCTTACAGACGCTCAGTTAAATGCAATTTTGCCAACAGTTTCTGCATCTAAAGACGGCTCTCCTCAAGTCATTTACATTGGAACGCCACCGGACCCAACTTGCAGAGGAACAGTATTTAAGCGAATGCACGATACAGCTCATTCCGACAGTCCTGGTGAGGCTTGGTGGCTTGAATGGGCCGCAAAATCGGTTCCGAGAGAGGGTACCAGCGATGAAGAAGCACTCGACCTTGCTTATGAGACCAATCCGGCTCTCGGCGCTCGTATTACAGAAAGAGCAGTACTCAACGAATGGCATCAGATGACAAAAGATGGATTTGCTCGTGAGCGTCTTGGTTGGTGGTCAACGCTCGATACTTCAGTTGAGTATATTGTCAATGCAAATGACTGGAATGAGTGCATAACAGAAGAGCCTTATGACGATGGTCTTCTTGCTTTTGGAATCAAATATTCACTCGATGGAAAGAAAGTAGCAATTTCAGCAGCTCTCACTCAGCAAGATAACCCAAAGGCTTATGTTGAGCTCGTGGATATTGCGGACGCTTATGGTGCTGGTCAAAACCTCGCTCAATGGATCAAGGAACGTGAGAGCCGCATTGCATGCGTTGTTATTGATGGCCGTTCTGGCGCAACTCAGATGGCCGAACGCTTGCAGGAGCTGCGTTTTCCAAAGCGGGGCATTGTTCTTTGCGATACAAAACAGGCCGTAGCGGCAGCTTCAAGATTTGTTGATGAAGTTGGAGCACACAGCATATGTCACGTCCCCTCTCCAGCACTGGACGAGTCTGTTACAGGCTCGTCCAGGCGTGCAATTGGAAATAACGGTGGTTTTGGATTTGGGGATTCTCCAAAAGCGACGTGTACCGCTGCTGAGTCTGCAGCACTTGCACTTTATGGCGTTAGGACCACTAAACGAAACCCAGCTAGAAAGCAGGTAGTCTGGTGACGACTGGAATTATTCCTGTTGCAATTGCAACAGCGGTTGGACTGAGAAAAGAAGATAGGCAGACAGTTTTAAATCTCTGCGCAGTTTACTCAAAGACTCTTGCGCGCAATCGTTTGCGCGATGGCTACTATCTCATGCATATAAAACCTCAGCAGCTCGGTATTTCGGTGCCTGATGGCTTAAGAAACTTGGAGCAGGCTATTTCATGGCCAGCAAAGGCTGTAGATGCTCTTGCTGACCGCTCTCAGTTCGATGGTTTTACTTGCACGGATGAGGATACTGCCAAGGAACTACAGGCTATTGTTCGTGAAAATGCCCTCAAGCGACGCTATCGTAAGGCTGTTAAAGGCCAACTTAGAAATTCCTGTGCGTTTCTTACGGTTACGGCTGGAAATGTTGACGCGGGAGAACCAGCGGTTATCATTTCTGCGTATTCTGCAGTATCCGCTGCCGCCCTTTGGGATGAACGGTTACATCGTATCCAGGCGGGCATTGTTGTAGTTGATCGTGACAATCGACCTAATCACAGGAATGCCCCAACGTGGATTAATGTCTTTACCGATACTGACATTATTCGCATTCGAAGAGCGCTCGACTCGACTCGCTGGGTTGCTGAATATATTCCGCATGGAATGGGTCGCTGCCTCATGGAGCCTTTGGTCTACGAGGCAACGCTTGACCGCCCCTTTGGTAAGTCACGCATCACCCGAGCCGTTATGGATCTGACCGATGATGCGATGCGCTCAAGCGTACGTGCTGAAGTTGCAGCGGAGTTTATGACAGCACCTCAAAAGTATCTTGTTGGCGCTGACCCAGACGCTCTTAATAAGCTCTCAAAATGGGATGCTTATATTGGTTCAATCTTTGCGGTCTCAAAAGACGCCGATGGTGATACCCCAACGTTTGGACAGCTGCAGCAGGGTTCAATGCAGCCACACATTGACTATATGCGCTCGCTTGCAGCTCGTTTTTCCGCTGAGACTAATGTTCCAATTTCAGAGCTCGGAATTGTATCTGATAACCCAAGTTCAGCAGAAGCAATCTACGCTGCAAAAGAGCCTTTAGTCGTTGACGCTCAAAACCTCAACGCTGACAACGGTGAAGCTCTTCGAGACATTGTTCTTATGGCGTTGGCAGTTAAGAGGAACATATCATTTGCTGAGGTGCTTTCAACAGAGCCTAGTATCACGGCTAAATGGCGTAATCCTGCAATGCCGTCAATTGTTTCCCAGGCTGATTCCATGCTCAAAATTGCCCAGGCTGTCCCATGGATTGTCAATTCTGAGATTCTTCTTGAGGAACTGGGCTTTACGGATGACCAAGTTCAAAGGCTTGAAAGTGACAGGGAAAGAGCGTCAGCACAAGAGCTTCTTAGGGCACGCTTTGCGGCTAAAGCTACAAAGACCCCAGCTGATAATCAAGACTTGCTGGACGGTGTAATTGATGAGGGTAAACAAGGATAGACTTACTCGATACAGAAAAGAGCTTGATTCGGCCGCAGACGATGCGGCTGAATTTATGTCTGACTATTATGATGCGCTCAGAACTGCTAATCCTAACTCTTCAGTAGCAGAGCTTCGCAACATGGCTATTAAGTCAATAAAACAAGCCCTCAACGCCTTTTCTCCTCAAGCAGGAGAGCTTGCAGGAGAGTTGTTTGATGAAATAGTTAGAGAGGAAGGTATTAAGGCAAAGTTTCGCTACCAACAAACTATTGAGCAAGGTTTAGTTGAGAAAAAAGTTCACTATCTCGCAAAAGACTTAGTTGATGGTAACAACCAGAAGTTTATTGATGCTTGTACTGCGCTTACTCGTTTTTACGTTAAGCGTGAAGCAAATATCAATATGCACAGAAGCGCACTTAGGTCAAAAATTTGGTGGGCAAGAGTTCCATCTGGCGCGGAAACCTGCGGTTTTTGTTTTATGCTTTCTACGCGTGGTTTTGATTATGAGTCTGAATTTAGTGCAGGTGGGGCTGGACACAAGTTTCACTTGCACTGCGATTGCATAATCGTCCCAGGTACAAAGAAGACAACTATCGAAGGATATAATCCTGATGAAATGTACGCTCGCTGGGTTGAGTGTGCTAACACAATTGGTCTTGAGCCTGTTTGGAAGAATCGCTCTGCGATTATCTCCGAATGTGAAAGAAGAGACTTTAAGTGGCTCTATACTGGCGCTCCGCCTGCAATACATTACATTGAAAATTACGGAGAGAAAAATGAGGTAGTCAGAGACTATAAATTTGCAAAACAAAAAGTGGAGCCACATGAGTACGTAACTGCTCAAAGAATGAGACAACTTGGACTTACAGTGGATTTTATCAAGGACCATTATTCAGTGGATTTACCTGATGGCTCACGGGTTATAGTCGGTAGGTGTGACATGACAAACGGGTATGAATTAAAAGCACCAAGAGAGTCTATCTCAGCAAAAAATATAGTTAGCAACTCTATTGAAAATTCTAGAAACAAAGAAGGTATAAAAAGACTCATTATTGATGTGACTGATAACCCGCACGTGTCTATTAATGATGTTATTCCAGTGGCTGTTGATTACTGTAATAAGTACAAAGTGAAATTTACGGTATCAGTAATTGAAGGAAGTAAGTTAAAAAATGCTAATTAAAAACTCGCTTAATCCATATTAAATAGAATAAGCGAGTTTTCTTAATTCAATTATACCCAATTTTGTTGATTTAAGCCACTGAAAAGTGGCTTTTTTCATATACGCAACCGTTGCGGCAAAGCGGTATTTACCTCGTGGCAAGGGTAATGCCACTCGTAAACGTCCGAGCGGACGGAACCTGTTGAAAGGAAAGAAATGGATTTGAAGGAACCTGTAACCACTCAAGAGCAGCTTGACAAGATCGTGAAAGACAGGCTGGAAAGAGAGCGTGAGAAAGTACGCTCTGAGTTCTCTGATTATGATGACTTGAAAGCCAAGGCTCTGAAGCTTGACGAACTCGAAAAGAGTGGCTCCGAGGAGCTGAAAAAGGCACTCGCTGAGGTTGACAACCTTAAAGGTGAACTGCAGACACGTGATGAGAACGCTAAATTGCAGCAGATGCGCAAGCAAGTCGCTAAAGACACAGGGGTACCAGAGGACCTCATTCAGGGCGCAGATGAAGAGAGCATGAAGACGTTTGCAGAAGCCGTAGCGGCGTTCGCCAAAAAGCCTTCTGCACCAATCATTCCAGAATCAGGTATTTCTACACAGGCTGGAGAGACTCCAGCACAAAAATTTGGTCAATTCATGGCCGAAACATTCAACTAATTGAAAGGATTTAAGTATGGCAACCGGTATTTTGACAACTTCTGCAACACTTCCAAAAGACCTCTCCGATGAGATTTTTGCAAACGTCCAGGACCAGTCTGCAATTATGCAGCTTGCAACTCCAATTGAGCTTCCTGGCCGCGGCATGACTATCCCAGTTGTAACTGGTGACCCAGAGGCTTCTTTTACCGCTGAGGGTGAAGAGGCTAAGGTATCTAATACCTCTCTTGGCGTTAAGGAAATGAAGCCTTATAAGCTCACTGTTATTGAGCTCTTCTCCAATGAGTTCAAAGATAACTATGAGGCCATCTTTGCCGAGCTTCAGAATCGTCTTCCAGGAGCCATTGGTCGCAAGGTTGACTCTACCATTATGTATGGCACTGCACCTGGCACTGGCTTTGACACCCTTGCAGACGCTGAGTCTGTAGACCTTTCTGTTAAGCCTTATGACGGCTTTGTTGACGCACTCGAGAAGGTCTCTAACGCTAACGGTGACCTTAACGGTTGGGTACTTTCTCCAAAGGCACGCACTCTGCTTCTTAAGGCTAAGGACAGCCAGCAGCGTCCACTCTTTATCACCAACCCAGCAGTTGAGGGTAAGGACGGCGGTTCTTCTGTTCTTGCTATCCCATCTCTCTTCTCTCGTGCAGCTTATCAGGCAAAGGTTACCTCTAAGACACCAGAGCTTGTTGGCGTTGGTGGCGATTGGACTGGTGCTCGCTTTGGTCTTGTTAAGGACATCGCCATTTCTATGGCTGACCAGGCAACTATTAACGCTGGCGGAACTACTATGAACCTCTACCAGCGTGATATGTTTGCTCTTAAGTGCACCTTTATGTTCGGCTTTGTTGCTCGTGATAAGGCACAGTTTGTCCGCCTTGCAAACGGTACTGCCGCTTAATAGGAGGCTTATATGGCAGAGACAAGAAGCTTTGCCACAAAGGCCGACTATGAGAAACGTTATGGGTCTGGTGCTCCAGAGAGGGTTGAGGTACTTTTGCAAGATGCCTCAGCCCTCTTGCGCTCTAATTTCATTGCATATCATCAAACGGCTTACAGAGAAGGCTTGAATCTTCGATTTGATGAAAATGCTTGCGCCGTTACTTGTGCGATTGTTGCTCGTGCTGTGAATGTTCCTGCTGGTTTTGAGGGTGCTTCTCAGTACAGTCAGCATGCCGGCCCTTATGAGTCGACATTGACTTTTGCAAATCCAACAGCTGATTTGTATGTAACGCGCTCTGAGCGCACTCGACTCGGCTTGAGTGGTATCAGAATTGGCTCAATTCAGCCAATGTTTAAGCAAGACCACGAGGTGAATGATGGCAGCAATTAGGGGCGTTCGGGTAGAAGTGGTTAGAGTAACTACTGTCCTAGACGATCATGGCAATGAGACCTCTGGAGTAGAGTCTTATGAGCTTGTTGACAATGTCTTACCAGCTCCAGTTGCGACATCTGATTTGTCTGCGACGCGCCCAAACGGCGACCGCATAGACATGGTCTTTCACTTTCCAAAGACTTATAAGCGAAGTCTAAGGGGAACTTTTATTGAATTTGATGGAGTGAGATTTGCAGTTGTCGGTGACCCACAGCCTTATCTTGACAGTCTAACGCCGCTTGACTGGAATAGGGAAGTTGAGGCGGTGGTTGTCGATGGGTAATGATTTTGTCGTCACAGGACTTAAACCTGATTTGGCTGGTATTCGTGATGTGCTTCACAGCGCTCCTGTAGCTGATATGTGCCGCGAGGCGGCTCAGATTTGTGCAGCAAAATGCAATTCTTTACTGCCAGAAAAATACCTCAAACATGGTGCTCGATTTGACGCCAAATGGGTTAATCGCGAGTACACCGCAGCCGGCCTTGTGTACTGCTCTGGAGCAGAGAACGGCATATGGGCTGGGCGTGCTAACGCAAAGCTCAATATTCTTAAGAAAGGATGTAGAGGATGAGCTATGACATTCTTTCAGACCTTACTAAGTATATGAGTGAAAAGCTTAACGTCCCTGCTTCAACACGAGTTCCCGCCCGTGAACCAAAAGAGTTTATTACCGTTACGCGAACCGGAGGAAGCTCTACGATTGGCTGGGATATAGCTAATCTTGCAGTGCAGGCTTGGAGTACCACGGATGCCGCTGCATATAAGCTTGCTTTGGCAATAAGACTTCTTTTGCTTGAGTGCTGGCAAGAGCTTGATAAGGTCATCAAGGTTGAAGTTCAAAGTATCTACGACTTCCCAGACCCGGATTCAAAGAAATATCGATATCAATTAGATGTGTATATCACTACACGTCTGTAAGGAGTAATCATGGCTGATGCTATTTACAATGCAAATTCCGTTGGAGCAGCAAAGGGCCGTCCTGGCGGATATGCCGCAGTTGTTGACCCAAGCGTTGACATTAAGACGCTTCTTGATGTCAAAAAGACCATCAAGGATCTGATGACCGCAAATCCTGGCAAGATTAAGTCACTTGGATATATTTCTGAGGATGGCGTTGAGTTTTCTGTTGATCTCTCTTCAGAGGATAAGAACGACTGGGGAGGAAATGCCATTAGTTCCTCAATCTCTAAGTACTCAGAGTCTGCAAAGGTGACATTCCTTGAGTCTGCTGAGACTATTTTGAAGGTCATTTACGGAGACGATAACGTCAAGGTTGAGACAGACGGTTCTATTACTGTTCGACACAACCCACGCTTTACCGCACCTCGCATCTACATTTTTGACGCGGTCATTAATGAGACAACGGTTAAGCGCTCTCTTATCCCTGTTGGGCGCATTTTTGAGCGCGATACCGTAAAGCAGAACAGCTCTGACTTCCTTGGCTATACCCCAACCATTAAGTGTATGCCAGCCGAGGTCTTTGACGGCGATACTTATCGTGATGTCTTCTATGACACCACAAAAGCGAGCGCAACTCCTGGCGTTGTACATTAATTAAGTTTTGAGAGGACTCAATATGGATATTTCCAACATGTCAGCGGAGCAGCTTCGAGAGCTCGCAGCGGAGAAAGAAAATTCACGTGCAAAGTTGGAGCATGATTATCTTGACTTCGTACAGGATAAGCCAAAGCACGCTCCATATGAGCGCATAATTGAATTCGAGGGTGAAGAGTATGTCGTTGACATGCGCAGAATTAAGTCTCGTGAGTTTATGCGTCGCATGGCTCGTGTTAGCGATGCTGAGCAAAATAGCCCAGAAGCACTTTCTCCTGTACTTGCTCTCTACGACTTTGTCTTTAGCGGCAATGTTGACAATCATGTTGTGGAAGTCGTAACTGCTAAACTCGGATATGACGACGCTGAAGAAATCATGCGCATTGAGTCCGCTCTTCTGGAAAAACTTGACGCAAAAAACTAATTCCGCTTGCTCCAATTCTGTGTGATGACACTAAAAGGGGCAAGCTGGAAGCAGACTTTCAGCAGTATTACCAAGTAAAGCTACAGACGCTCATTGACTCTTGTGAGTTTGAGCGTCTGTTTTATTTGATGATAAACCTCCCTCATGGTTCTAGAACAGTATGCTCTGTTGACCCAAGAAATGATTGGTCCAATAGTGACTATTTGCTTGCACTAGCGGTCGACAACCTTTCGTATCTTCGATATGAACAAGCCGGAGGTAAAGGCAGAAAGCCTGACGCGGTCAAGCGTCCAGAACTGAAACAAGAACAAAGTAAAAAGAAGCTTCTTAACGTGTCACAGGACCGCGTTGAGGAGCTTCTTTTTAGAGAACGCTAGGAGGTGAATAGTGGCTGGAACAGTAGTAAGAGGTTCCGTCCTTCTTACTCCTAAATTCGACAATCTTGGTGCTAATGTTAAGCGAGCACTGGGAAGTGGATATAAATCGGCAGTGTCTGTCCATACGAATGCTGGACGACAGGCTGCTCAAAACTATGCAAGCGGCTTTGGCGGCGCAACCGGTGCAATTATGGGAATTGTGTCGAGCGTTACATCTCGCGCCTTAGATGCTATTTCTGGCTCAATTGCCTCTGCTGTCAACCGTGTCGATACGATTGCAAACTTCCCTAAGATTATGCAGTCTGTTGGATATTCTGCAGACGACGCGCGTGCGACTATTGAACGGCTTTCAACTGGTATTGACGGTCTTCCAACGTCACTTGATGCCATTGTTGGCTCAGTGCAGAAGATTGCGCCTGTGTCTGGTTCACTTGCCACAGCAACAGATGTTGCCCTGGCATTTAATAACGCACTTTTGGCAGGCGGCAAGAGTCAAGAGGTAATGAATTCTGCTTTTGAGCAGTATTCCCAAATGCTTTCGACAGGCAGAGTTGATATGCAGTCATGGAAGATTCTTGCTCAAGCTATGCCAGGACAGCTGAACCAGATTGCTAAAGCCCTACTCGGAGCTAATGCAAACCAAGCAGACCTTTATAAGGCCATGCAAAGCGGCGTAATTACATTTGACCAATTCAACAACGCAATTGTAAGCCTCAATAATGAAGGTCTTCCTGGCTATGCTTCATTTGCAGAGCAGGCACGTATCTCAACGGAGTCAATTGGTACCGCATGGACCAATGTTCAGAACCGCATTAATAAGGCTGTTGCTAAGATTATTGATCATATTGGCCAAGCTAATATTGCAGGTGCAATCAACGATTTCTCTAGCAGCTTTTCTGGTATAGCCGACACAGTTATCACGTATCTTGACCCTGTTATTTCCACTGTTGGTTCGTTTATGGATCAGCTTCAAAATAACGGAGCAATCACATCATTTGGTGACGCTTTAAATGCGCTAAAAGACGTATTTGATAGCACTATCGGACTTATTGGTGACCTCATAACAACGTTTACTGGTCTCGATAGCTCAGAGGATGCTTCCCGTAGCGCAGCAGATTTGCTTAAATCTGCCGTTGATGGTGTTAAGTCTGCTATCGAGCTTGCTCGTGACGCCGTCCAAGGCTTGAGAGACAACCTCACAGTTGTTGCGCCCGTCATCGTCGCTGTAGCGACCGCCTTGATTGCATACGAGACTATTAAAGCTGTGCGTTCGATAGCTGACGACTTCGGACTTCTAAAAAATGCCGCTTCTTTGGCTTTTGATGCTATCAAAGGCGGAGAGGGCGTTCTATCAACGCTTTCTGTTTTTGGTGAGCTTGTTGGTGAGGGCGGAGCACTCGCGAGTGTCTTTGGAACGATTTCAACGGCAATTAGTGGTGTTGGAACGAGCCTTCTAGCGCTCGTAGGATCTATCCCTGTTATTGGCTGGATTGCAGTTGCGGTAGTTGCTCTCGGCGCTGTTTTTACATGGCTCTGGAACACTAATGAAGATTTTAGAAATGCTGTAATTGGTATTTGGGATTCTATTTGCTCGGCTATTAGTGGTGCAGTAGATTCCATAGTTGGTTTCTTTACAACAACATTGCCAACAGCTTTCACTCAATTTGTCCAATTTGTACAAGGGATTCCCGCAGCGGTAGGACAATTTATTCAAGAGCTACCAATGATGGTCCTTTATGCGCTTACTTTTGCGGTTGTGTTTTTGTTTGGACTAGGTGCCCAACTTGCTCAACTAGCGGTACAGATTGGCACTGAGTTTGTTCAGAACGTCGTTAACTTCTTTACTGTTGACTTACCAGCAGCTTTTGCCCAGTTCGTCTTATTCGTATCGACGATTCCAGAACAAGTTCAAACCGCCCTTGCTACGCTTCTAGCAAATATTGCTCTCTGGGCAGTCGACATGGCGGCAAAAGCATCAGAGGCCGCCGACGGTTTTCTCCATGGAGTTACAGATGGCCTAAATGCAGCGGTTGATTTTGTGAAGAGCATTCCAGATAAGATTAAAAGTTTCTTTTCTAATGCGGGCGACTGGCTTGTTAATTCTGGTAAAGCTCTCCTAGACGGCTTTGCTAAAGGTATTAGAGATGCAGTAAGCACAGTAACAAGTGCAGCATCAAACGCCCTCGGCGCGGTTCGTAAGTTATTCCCATTCTCACCTGCAAAGAAGGGACCATTCTCAGGTCATGGCTACACGACGTATTCTGGCCGTGCCCTCATGAGAGACTTTGCAAGAGGGATTAAGGGAAGTTCTGCACTTGCTGAAACAGAGGCCATGAGTGCTCTATCAAGTGTACATGATGTCTTTAGTAATGCCCGTCCTCTGAGCTTCTCAGCAGTTGCTGACGCTAATGCAAACGGTATTTATCGTGCAGCTTTCGAGCTTGACTCTAGGCAGCAACGTGCAAACGCAACCACGCTTGCAGATATCTATGACTTCATGCGCAACGGTGAGCTCGGACAGGTTATTGATGAGAACTCTAACAATATTGGAGACCGTGATTTTGCTCGAGCGGTTCAAAAGGCGGTGAAGACGAATGCATAAACTCAAGTATGTTTCTTCCCGCGGTAATATCTTTGAGCTTGATGTGCCAGAAGCCTCAATTGGTACTGGCACATCTCTTAGAGGTTACAAGCCTGGATACACGCTAGGAGCACGTTCTATCTCTGGCATTTCGTCTAATGCTCAAGAAGTTACGTTAGATCTCTTCATTGAGGGTTCTGAACTTGCAGAAGCAATGGCTGAGGAATTTGAATTTGACTTCAACAATCAAAAGCCAGGAGCGCTCGTCTATAACAATGAATGGTCGCAAGATGTATATGTGTCTAAAAGCGAGGTTCAATCGGTCTTTCATGATCAGGCTACAGTTGCTCTTACAGTTATTTTGCTAGAAGGGTCATGGCACAAAAGCCACATTAAAAGTTTCAGCGTGACTCACGATGACGCACAGAGCGATTGGCTTAATTTGCCGACCAATGTCCCATACAACCTTGGCATTACGAGACCGCCAAAGCAGCTTGAAATTCGTTCGTCATCAGAATGTCCAGTAAAGTTCACCATTTATGGAACGGCCCTCCAGCCACGAATCGTGATTGGTGATAACACTTACTCATTTTTACTGACGGTCCCAAGTGGAGGCCGTCTTGTTGTAGATGGCACTCGTACTCGTAAGACAATCACACTTGTAACTGAACTTGGAGACGTCTCAGACCGCTTCGATGTTGGTAGCCGTGGCAGTGGTAAAGGCGGCGGCAACTATTGCTTTGAACCACTGAAACAAGGCTTTCAGAACGTCTCATGGGACGGCACATTTGGCTTTGATGTTGAATGGTGGGAAACAAGAGGAGGTCTTCCATGGACATCTTAACGGTGTCAAAGGCTGATGGTGAAGATATTGCCGGCACAGAGGACTATGTGCTCGACCTTTCTTTTGGAGATACGGGAAATTCTTTTGAAGTATTTGCCCCGTCGATTCCAATCAAAGATGGATATCTAGTATCAATCGATGGCACAGAATACGGCGGCATCATAGATACAGCTTCAGACTCTCTTGACGGCGGTGTGTCTACGACTACATGGAGCGGGCGTACCTGGCACGGTATGCTCGCTTCAAAAATCTTGGTTCCGAGTACTGATTACATCAATATCTCAGATAAGGCTCAAACGGCCATCGAGAGCATTGTTACTGCAGCAGATCTTGCAACAGTATTTGAGGCTAAGACAGGGCAGTCTGAGACAATTATTAAGTGTCAGTTACCTCGTTTTTGCGACGCTTACACAGCATTAAGACACATTGCAAATGCTGCGGGCTCACGACTTAGAATTCAACGAACTGACGGTAAAACACTTATTTGGCTCGAGCCTCTCACGGATAACAGGCTTGATTCTGATGCCCTGGATTACAAATCTAAGACGTCATATCATCCCGTGAACCACTTAATTTGTGCTGGTAAAGGTGAGCTTGCAAGTCGTACGGTTATTCACCTCTATGCAGACCGTGCGGGGCGCATTTCAAAGACGCAGAGTTTGTTTGGCCAAGATGAAGTATCCATGCTCTATGACTACAACAATATTGAGGATGCAGAGCTTGAAAAAGAGGGAACAAAGAAGCTTAAAGAGCTTCAAGCTCAGTCTTCTGTAGACGTTACGGTCCATGATGGTCTGAATCTTTATATTGATGATGTTGTCGTAGCTGAAAATCAAGACACAGGTAGACGAACTCAAGCGATTATTGGCAAGAAGATAGTAAAAGTCGCGAGCGGGGTAATGAGTGTAAGTTATGAAGTGACTTCACCAAATCAGACTCGCGGCTCACATGGCGTTTCGTTTGAGTCTTCTGGAGCGTCTCAAGGTGCTGGAACTACATATGTAGCTGGCACTGGCATTCGTATTGTCGGTAATCGCATCTCAGCGGTTATGTCGGATGAGAAAGTCGCTGATATTGAGACTCATATTGCTGCCGCACAGTCGGCTGCGGTTGCCGCTCAAGGTCAAGCGCATGAGGCAAAAGACATTGGCAACAATGCATTAGTCTCAGCAAACTCAAGCGTTAAAAATGTATCCTCAACAGGGCCGCTTGCGGTTTCCCAGACGGGTTCCAACGTCACTTTAAGCCTTCAAAGTTCTGGTGCAGAGGCTGGTTCATACGGCCTTTCAGAGTCAATTGTGGCTGGGAATAATGCCAATTTTGCGATTCCGCGTCTTACAGTAGACGAATTCGGACGGATTACTGCAATCACTCAATCAATGGTGACCCTTCAAATTAGTGGGGGAGCCAACCAAGGCGGAGGCTTCCTGGCTGCTCATCCAATCGGTTCAATCTATGCAACAACTAAATCATTTAATCCATCGAGCCTCGGCGGTACATGGAAACGCCTGCCGTCACTTGACGGTTTTAAGTGGGAAAGGACGGCGTAATGGCTAAAGAACAAGGCTCCAGATATACATGTGACAGATGCGGTAAGTCCGAGTTTGTTACTCCAAGCAATACATACTCGCTCGCTCAATGGCATGACATTAAGCGTCAGTCACAGCGAGGAGAGGAGAATCGCACTTATTGCGAGAGTTGTTACAAAGCATATCTTGAGCTTCTTGCAAAACATGATGCTTCATTCAAAGAGTTTGAAAGCAAGGTGAACTAATATGGCAGTCACATGTGTCGATGGACAGGGTCAAGCACCTCACATTACCGGTGCGGATAAAGGACGTTTACACGCTGGCATTTTTGGCGAAAAGAGCGTCGTTCTCGCGGTTGGTAAGCGTCTAGCAGCCACACAAGATAGCGCCAATCGAGTCACTATTGCAACCGGTGACGCTTCTCTGCATGGTAGACAAGTGAGTGTAACCGCACCAGAGCAGGTCACAATCACTTCTGGAACTCAAGGTCAGAATCGTAACGACTTTATCTGCCTTAAATATGAGCGTAACGCGCAGGGAATTGAGTCGGCAAAGCTTGAGGTTCTACGTGGTGTACCGACATCTGGTAAAGCTGAGGACCCATTAGTACCAGCAGGTAACGTCTTAAATGGTGACGCTCAAGACTACTTCCCGCTCTATCGTGTAAAGCTTAATGGCGTTGTTGCGTCTAAGCCAGAGCAGCTTTTTATGTTTGCGAATACGCTCTATCAAGATGATAACGGCGATTTTGAGACGGTGATTTTGCAAGATCAGGGAAGTTATAAGAATTACTGGCACATATACCGCACAGGTGATTCTGTAACTATTAAGGTTCGAGGCTGGCTCGCAAATAACGTGGCTTATGACGCAGTTAGATGCCCCTTCACCATTCCTGAAGGAGCAAGACCACCTCTAGTAGATCATGAAAAGTACGGTTCAATTTCTGACAGTACAGAATCTATTGTGTATAACTCAGGTTTCTGCCCCGGTCACGCTGATGTGATTACGGCCATTTCTGCTCGTCCAGATGGAAACATCTACCTGCAAGACATGGGCGGCACTGTTTCCAACGCCTGGCGACAGGGATCTCTTACTTATACAGTGAGGCATTAAGGAGGCAGTTATGAATATCACGGCTGAAATGGTTTCCTTCTTCGTCTCCATTGCCGGCGCATTTCTTGGCGGTCTTGTTGCTATCTCGAATTGGCAGCGTGCCAGTCGAGAAGATAAGGAAAAAGAAGACGCCTGGAAGAGCACTATCACTAACACCCTTACCCGCTTAGAAACACGACAGCAAGTAATGAATGAGCAGCTTGGCAAGTACCAGCAATCCCTCTCGGACTTAACTGCCACGCTCACACAGCACACGGCTGAGCTTTCTGTGGTTGGGATTGTGGCACGGAGGGCGGACGAAGTGTCAAAAAAAGCAGCAACAGACCTCGCCGAGGTCAAAACCGACGTGAAGAACCTAGACTCACGCATTACTAAGCTTGAGAAGTAAAGGAGCAGAAATGATTAACTGGAAAGTACGTCTTCACAACCCTGCGTGGTGGCTGGGAATGGCTGGTATCGTTATGAGCCCCGTCCTTGCCTACCTTGGACTGGCTTACTCAGACCTTACCACTTGGAGCAGCCTTGCTGATGTATTTGTTAAGTTCATCAGCAACCCTTATCTCATTGGTACCGTGGTTGTTGCCGTCTTGGGTGCTATTGGCGTCACGATTGACCCAACAACAAAAGGTATTGGCGATTCTGAACGTGCGATGACTTACGACAAACCAAGCGTGAGCCCTTTAGACGGGGGAGAGCACTAATGGCTGACTTTTCAGGGCAGATTACCGCCGACGTATGGGCGCCTACGACATCATATACTTCAGGCCGTGGAGGTCATAAGGTTGAGTATATTGCTGTCCATCATGAGGCTTCTATTGGCTCTTCACCTTACAGTATTGCTGCGATGTGGTCAGCAAATGGCGGTGTCAGTGCACATTACTCGGTAGACAACGGAGGAGCAATTGCTCAACATGTCTATGAGAGTGACACGGCTTATGCCGTAGGACGTTGGGAAGAGAACCAGCGTAGTATTTCCATTGAGCATGCTAACGATCATGCGAACCCGTGGACGGTTTCAGAGACCACTCAAGAAAGCGGAGCGCATCTTGTTGCTGCGCTGCTCATTAAGTATGGACTTGGTTACCCTCGCTGGGGTGGTAATGTTCGACCGCACAATCAGATTGCTGCAACCGCTTGCCCTGGCGAGCTAGCTGGCTCTCAGAACGCTCACTACATGGAGCGTGTATGTTATTGGTACGAGGTTATGACTGGCGCCCGTTCGACTTCTGAAGTTGGCTGGCATACCGACGGTAAGGGCAGTTGGTGGTACCAGACTGGTGAGTCATCGAGTGAATATGCGATTGGTTGGTACCGAGTCGGCATGAAGTGGTACTACTTCAATGAATCCGGCTGGATGCTCACAGGCTGGGTCCATGCTTCTTGGGAAGGATCTGAGAAGTGTTGGTGGCACTTCGATGACAGTGGCGCACTCGAAGCCGATAAGTGGCTTCAATACAACGGAAGCTGGTACTTACTAGGCTCTGACGGTCGTATGGCCACGGGTTGGGCTGAGCGTGACGGTAAGAAATATTACCTCGATGAAACCGGTCGAATGATTACCGGCTGGCTTAAGCTTGATGATGACTGGTACTACTTACGCTCTGACGGGTCGAGAACTGAAGATTGTCTTTATGGAGTTGGAGCAGACAATATCTGTGCTTTCGATAAGGAAGGAAAGCTTCTTACAGGAGACATTACAGTCACAACTAACAACGATGGATACATCGCTGGAATTAAGTAATATTTACCCCTCTCGCTTCGGTGAGAGGGGTATTTTTTATGGGTAAATACTCCACTTTCATTTTTACACGCCTTAAAACGGCTTACAACAAGCCGTTTAACTGGTCATTTGTAACAATGAATTTAACCGCTTTAATCGTTGGATTGTTTCAATCTGATTAACAGTAGCGATTACTCCTCAATTCCCTTCATTTGAATATATCGAGGTAAACGCCTATCTAAATAGTTAAAACTTTTATTCGAACAGGTATTCTACTTTTACAGTAGCCATACAGTTTGGAGGCAAAATGGAGGCAGCCGATAAAAATTTTAACAAAAAAGGTAGACGGCAAGCCATCTACCTTGTGTTTTTGGTGCCTCCTGCGCGATTCGAACGCGCGACCTGCGGTTTAGAAGACCGACGCTCTATCCAGCTGAGCTAA